AATCCCTGCGGCGGTGGAGCCAGCAACACCACGATCGGCGGTGAACGCCGTGGCTGAAGCTACCGCCGTGACTTGGATAAGTTCGTTATCCATCACCACCACTTCGGTCTTCTCAACCATCAGAAGATCGCCGGGCTTCAGGTGTTGTGCCGTGCCATATGGAATGCCTGGGCTCGACGCAGACGGATCGGGGCTATCAACTACGATGGCTGTCGCCGTCGCAGTCAAGACACCGTTGATCTGCAATCGAATCAGGTCATTTGGCTCGTCCCACCAATTAAACTCAGGGTCATTTACTGACTCTGAAGCTATGCGTGCTGTTAATGCAAACAGCGGTGCGGAACCATTTGGATTCCGAAACATGATAAGCTCCCGAAAGTTCTTCGGTCGTTCATCTGTGCCCCAGTCCCCGGTACCGCGAAGGCCTGCTACTGCAGCCATGATCTTACCTCACAATTACCAGTCAGGATCCATCGCTAGATCAGCGAAGATATTCTGATTCGGATCGGTGGGCACGACAGGTTCGCTCGCTCCTCCACTTTGTGCTGGAGTAAACGGAGCCTGAGGTTGAACTGGAGCAGGTATAAGCGCTGGAACAGCACTCGGTGCCAAAGGCATCTGTGGCAGGGCTGGCAACTGAGCCTGCTCCTGTACAGCACCTAGTCTAGTTCTCAATCGGACAGCGGCCAAAGCCGCACCATCTCGCATTACCTCTTCCCGAGTAGCCTGTGGATTCACTTGGCGAATCATCGCTAGCGACTCCTGAACAGTCTGATGGAATTGAGGCTTGTCCAGCTCAGGGTACTGACCAAAGAAGGCTGTTTCGAGCCTGCTTACTTTGTTAGCTTGTGTGAGCTGAGCCTGTACGATCCCCGGAAGGATCTGTGCGATCTGTTGTGCCAATTGCACTTGCATTCTTACATGCATTCGTGCTGCCAATCGGGGAATCACCGTGTCTGGTTCCGCGATTAACGCGACCTTATCTTCTGGGGTCAGCGCATACTCCGTGGTGGTCAACTGTTCGATTGCCTTCGCTTCAAGCTCGGCAGGATCGAATCTCGGTTGCTCAACTGGAGCAGGTGCCTGAGGGGTTGGCGCCAACGTCTGCTGTTGTGCCGCCCATTGTTCCGCAGTCAGTCGGACTTCCTCTTCTGCTATAGGTCGCTCGATCGCGGCTTCTAACGGAACAGGTTCCACTACTGGCTGTGGCTCCAAGGACTCCGGGAGTTCTCCCGGTTGACGTTGTGTAACCGGAGGTTCATAGGGCAACTCTACCACGGGAGCGACTACCGCTCGTGGCTGTTGCGCCGGAACCACAGGCTCAGGCAAGGGGACGCCAGAAACTTCGGCATCCATAGAATCTGCAAGATTCCCGAAGAAATCCGCAGCTCCTGGTTCTAAGCCCTGCTCGACCGGCGTGGCCACTGGGACCTCTGGCGGCGTTGCTACAGGCTGCTCCGGCTGGAGCGTTTCTGTTGCCATCTTTGCCTGGACCTCGGGATTAGCTGGTATCTTCCCAGCCGCCTTGGTCATCATGGCTGTAATTTCTTCACTGGTTCGTGACATTTGCTCTTTCCTCTGTTAGCTTCGCGTTAAACTGCTCTCGCAGTATCTCCACCATTGTTACTGGCTGGTGCATTGCCAATCGCATCCCTGCGACGATTCCCTTCTCGTAGTTCATGACCAGAGCTTCGTCCACTGATGCCACTGGCTTGTCTTTAAAAGAGATCGATCGAGCTGCACATTGTCGTTCAACTAGATCAACCACCTGGGCCCACGGCGGGTACTTGAGCAGGGATTGGAGCGCCTCCAGCCTCTGCCGTATCTCCTCCAGGCCGTCTTCCACTTGATTGTCCACTAATAGGTACCACGTTTCCTGCAGCAGCTTGCTGCTCTAATGCCGCTGGGTCGCCAATTTCAATCTTGAATTGATTGATATTTTTCAACCCACCCAATTGTGCTACCCAGCTGAATATCTGACCGAGGTCAAACTCCTGTAGCACTTGTGGACTCTGAGCCATCTGTTGTAACAGCTGAGTCCACATATTTACCTGTGCGAACCGGTCGATAGGCAATGTACCATCCACTGGAACAAAGTCCCACCCGCCAGCAATCATGTCTGGGGTGACCTCGAGGAAGCGCTGCCCGCCCTTGTAGTTCCACATATCACCCGCGATTCTAACCTTCTGTGACTTGTCGTAAAGCTGTTGGCTGTTCGCGACAAGCATGTAGCTCAGGTCTGTGAAGCCTGTGTGTGAGAACCACTCTGAAACTGTCTTCAAGCGATTAACACTAAACGTGGACGAAGTCCGAACCTCCGTGGCAGTCTGCCGCCCCTTCTGACTTGGCATACCCATCACTGGGTCACTGACACCAGTAATGCGTTGAAGCATGTTAGCTATCGACTGAACGTCGTTCATGTGCCCTTGAGTTACATCAGTCACCTGGAACTGAGTAATCGCACTTCTGACGTCCTGCCCAAACATCTCGTCTTTCAGACGGATGATCTTGCCAGGCTTCGGATCAAGGACATCCTTCATTACGACCTTAGATGGATCGACAACGAACATGTCATTAAGAGCCTTCCTGGTATTGTAGAAGTGGGTGTTCACGAGCCAGGTGATAATGTCTGTCATCGGTTTTGCGATCTCAAGCATCGACCGCTTGAACATGGCGTAGCCATCTGGCTCAAGTTCCAGCGCACTGAACGGGAACTTGTTATGGTACAGTCCTAGCGGTTGAGCACCAATGATTATTTCGTCGTTGGCAAGCGTGAACACCCAGATTTCTGGGTATGTCGAATCCCCAAGCTTCCATTGCTTAGGAATGATCTCAATGTACATCTCCAATAGCTCGACATTGGACATGTCCATCGTCTCAATCCACGTCTCGTCTCCGGGGCGTACCGGACGCATGATCTGGGCGCTGCCTTCTTCTACAGACCGATAGTTCTTATGACGCCACTTCCTCAACTGCCCGATATTGAAGTATTTCCCCGTCGCTGCGCGCTTGATGATCTGGTTCCATCCCACGGGTACTCGTCTTCCACAGAACTCTCCTTCCTGGAGATTGAGTATCGTGACTCTGGGATCAGGATAGAAATCGTATGGCCGTACATTGTAAACACGATTGCCTTGGAATCCTTCAACGAGAACTCGCTTGATCTGCTTTGTGAAAGTGCCAAGCTGTATTCCAAGGTATTCGTCGGGAACATCAACGATCTTTGCAACGACATTCTTCTCTTCATCCCAGAAATCTCCAATGATACCGACGCCATATTTACCCACGTCCAAAAGCCAGATATAAAGTGGAGGGATACAGCGCCCAGCTGTAATCTGGTGGTTGACCAAAGCCTCCATTGCAAGGGTCGCATCTTGCGACTGACCCTCTCTACCAGCGTATTGAAAGATGGGGTCCCGCCCCAGAAAGACGCTCGTCCAGTAAGTATGCGCTGACATTAAGACAGCGTAATCATAGGGCACTTTTAGCGTCGTCATTTGGGGCTGGCCCCCACTCTCTCTCAAAACCCGTCGCTGGGCGTCGACATCCTTTTCTGGCATATAGAAAATGAACGACTCCTCGTCCTTGCGCCAGCGCTCGTAGCGCATTCTCATCTTGTCCTCAGAGAAACGCTTACGCTTCCAGACTGCCTCGCGGACAAACTGGTGGTGACGAGTGCCGAATTTCAGTAGTTTCTTAAGTTCTGGCATTTTTCCACTTCTCGAATCCACGCACGCCCATGTATGTTAATGCTGGACTTGCCAGCACAAGGAATATGTTCCACTGAATGACAGGCGCACCCAACCCCCAGGTCTCGGGAGCCATAGGTAACAGCATACTCGATAAGGCATACACCGCTGTGATATACCAGGACTGCCGAGCTATCTTGGGGCGGGTGCGCTTCGTGTATAAGTCACTCTGATGAAGCTCCGCTTGGACTGTCTTTTGCTGAGCCTCAAACATGGATTGCTCGGATTGAAGCTCGAGAGTTCTGAAGGATGCTGCATTCGCGGCCATCTGCGTACGAAACGCGTGGTCGAGTTGCTTCGCAAGATCCTTGTCAGTGACAAGTTCCTTGATGATCTCGGAGCCTTTCCCGATAACCGTTTCAATGATCTTCCCTAGGAATGGAATAGCCATTACTGATTCTTCCCTGTTAGTCTATGACCGTCGTTCTTCCGATCAGCCCGATGAAATTCCTCTGCAACCTTCTTAGGAATGCCCTTCGCCTTTCCGGTCGGCTTCCAACCGTGAGCGATAGCCGCCATAGTCTTCTTCTGTTTTACAGAAGTGCTAGGCATTAGACATCCTCTTCCATATCGCAATCTTTCCTGCGATAGCAGTCAATTTTGGTGTCGATCTCCTTGATCTCGTTCTCGATTACAACGACATCGTCCTCGATATCACCATTGTTTGGGTCTAGCCGAAGCTCTCGCTTGATCCCTCGCAGTTCCGTCTGAAGGTTTTGCTTCGCCAGATTCAAAACAGCAACAGAAGTCTTCTTGTCCAACCTCTCGATGCTTTGTTCGATTATTACCAAATCCGATGCGAACAGTGGACGGCCTATACCGGAAACCATCCAAATGGCAAACAGTCCTGCAACGAGTGTTCCTACGCTTACACCAACAACAGTGTTCTTTCCAATAGTAGTCATGGTGCTGCTCTCTCCCACTTTAATTCTTCGATATCTTCCTCATCGAAGTCCATCGTACTCAAGTACCCCTCCTGCCGGGAGCTAATCGTGGCGTCACACATAGCACTTACATCTAGAAGATCCTTGTACTTGCAGTTAGGAAACGTGTTGAACTGAGAGATGAACTCAGTCATCTCTGGACGGACGAAGAGCAACCCTTGTGACGCCACACCGGTATGTGCCTGCACAATTCGATCATACTTGCTCTTCGCCCCCGGAATCATTTCTGGGCCAAGCTCCATAACATGCATGGTCTTTAGCCGTCCACGTTTCATCTGACGCTCTATGAACCATTTCAGATTCCTCTGATAGGCAACCCCTTCAACTCCGCACCGCAGGATGGGGTATTTCCTGCAAAGTCTATCCATGTTCATGACTAACTGATCTGGATCTTCGTCACGGTTCGTAGCGTACTCGACAATGTACTGTTTCATCTTCCAGTACGCCTTCACCATCACGGCTTGCAAGTCCGTCTTTTGCCCAGTCATTCTTGCTTTGTCGCTTAGTATTGGCGTGGGGTCGATAGCCATAACATATCGAGCGTTGGGCGGTAGGACTGTGAAGAACTCCAACCACTCCTCTAAGAAACTTGACGTTTCTCTGGAAATGATTAGGCACATTTTCTCCCGGGTCCAGATGCTTAGCTGGTTTCGAGCGATAGCGGCCATCTTTTCTTCTAGGATAGTTTCCTTTGTCCATCTTTCTGGCCAGGCACTTTCGGCTGCTTCTTCATTCTCATCTGTTAAGATTCCGACTCGCATCGATGCGAACTCGGGCGATTCCGTACACACTGCAGAAAGGTCTTCAGCGTCCAACGGGGTCTGCAAGAGTGCAAGCATTGCGGTCGGGTCTTCAGAAGCGGGAACGAGGCTCTCTTTGATGGCTGAGAAGAATAAACCCGTCGTCTTATCCCGTTGCTCTGGTGTCGCTGTATTTTCTTCGTCACAAGGGTCATCCACTATAATGAGGTCGGGTCGGTAGGCACCCACGATAATTCCACGGACACTACCAGTGATCCCAAGTGCAAGGATACGGATCGGGTAACTGTCCGTCCCGTGATAGATTTCGCAGTCCGTAGCCGTCCACTTTTTGCCCTTCCGTAGACCAAAGGTTTCTGCCCACAAGGTATTATATTCGACTTGTTGCATGACCCATTCGATGGATCTCGCTGCGTGGCCTTCGGATTTCCCGAGGAACAATATGGTGTGACTGATCCCATAGGCGATTCTCTTGGACATGAAGAGTCTCGCAAGTGTCGTCTTGGCTCCGCCTCGGAATATTTCGACATTGGCGTACCTATTGAGTGGATTCTCAAACAGATCCCAGACGCCTACATGATAGTCTGGAGAGGCTTGTCGAGTTACCTCAGGGAAGAAGTAATGCCCATAGAAGGTACTATCGACAGCACCTAGCTTTACAGCTTCGATCGGATCTACTGGGACTTGTACAGAGTCAAACATCTTCGCCTCGTAATATCTCTACTGCACGTTCCTTGAAGAACAACCTTGCAGCTTTTGCGGATTGCTCATTACTTATTTCTGTCAGGTCGACAGATATGCACGCCAATCTGAGCTGTTGAACACTTCTCAATGCTGTCGCGCAATCGTATGCTCGCTGGATAGTCAGTGTCGCGATCGTACCATTTGACAACGGTGACAAGCGGAAACACCCAAAGGGCATCTCCAAAAAGTGCCTTAACCAACGGGAGATATTTGTCCACAAGTTGAAAGTAACTATCCGAACAGTGATTGTATTTGATTTCGACGATAGTAACGGCTCCCCGATGAGGTTGGATAAGGAGTCCATCAGGCTGAGCGTAGTTAGTAACTTTCGGACGTTCTCGAACTCGGTACATAAACCAGGGTCCGGGTATATATTCATAGCCAAACTCGCCGACGAAATACCGTTGCACCTTGGCTTCATACCGGAGTCCGACTCCCTTTGCTCCTCGACGCCTACGCTTCTTAATGAAGGGCGGGACTCCGTGCAAGATTTCAACGGCTGTAACATTTTCAATCCGTTGCAAGTGCACCATGAGTTACCCTTTTAATGGTCTCACGGGCTTCGTGGAGAGTACCAGCGTCGACAGTTCGGACTACTCGTTCTCTGGTTTCCTCAATCATTGGACTCAATCCCGGCCTCGGGTGGAATCCCAAATGTTTGGCGGTTCGATCTGCCACCTCGAGGGCACTTCGTAGATCGACTTCATTGGTGTCGTCCAGAAAGTCGTCGACCTTACTCAGTGCCTTCAAAGTGACCTTGAGTTGCCTCTCCACGAGCTGCTTTGTAAGCTCGGTGTTGTGAAGCATCCGCCGTCGAGTGTACTCTTCCCTGAAACAGTCACTCGTCATGACGATGGAGATCCAACTACGCGATCTGCTCATCGCTGCACAGAGCGGGTTCAGAGTTTTAGTCCCAGGGTTGGCCAACAGCCAGTCGATGATAGCATCGTGCTGTGGCTTCATGCTTTTGATTTGGACTGAGTTAGCCACGATCCTTCAATACCCACGCAAGACTGAACGTGAAGTTTGGACTTGCCGTTCCGCCAATGGTCCAGACAATTCGATAAATAGCGTCCCGCAGTTCATCCAGCAGGGCGTCGGTAAACCGAGTGAAACCAGTCGCGTTCTTCTGAGGAATCGCCACTAGAACGATATACTCTCCACTTATCGGATCTCTCACCTCAATGTCGATGTCCAGAACTGGGGCTGTTCCGCCAACCGCCGTGATGTCCAAATACATGACACTCGGTCCGTCGGATGGAATCTCCGGAGTGTCGTCGGAGTTTCCACCTGCCGTCTCATTCGCACTTTCGTGCAATACGATCGTTCGGACTTGCGCAGTCATTACTCCCCTCCGAGTCCCAGGGTGTCTGCAACTTTACCAAGCAGACTCTCAGACGTCTCCTCCACCGGCTCAGTCGCTTCGTCCTCCGGCAGAGTACCTTGAATCACAGCCTTGATCTTCGCTGCGACAGAGTCGTCACCGTCGTCCACTGTGGCGACACCAGCCTTAATGGCATATTCCTTCAAGCCACTCCAACCACCTTGAAAGTCTTTCATTTCTTCTACTCCATAGATCGTAAATATCGCGGATAGACTTATCCACGCTTACATACAGGATACGCCTTCCCGCCGGACGTGGCAATCCCTAACGTCAGCTAAGTTTAGTTAACCGACCGAAATACTCCAGGTAATTCGACCCTTTCAAGGACATGAACTGATCGGAGTTCCCCACATCCTTGTCGATTGGTGGAAATGGGCATAAATGGGGGACATTTGGTAGGGGCATGGGTGGTCAGGGGTGGGGGCCTCGATGTTGCAATGCAACGCGCACCTGAGCGACTAGGTCACGCGTAACCTACTGATTCTATTGACTAATTTGACTTCGACCCCTGATTCATGCTAGTCTATAGGTTGGCTGGCAGTTCCGCTGGCCACCCGGTAAGCCCCGGGGTTCTTTAACAACTAGGTGATTATCATGGCGAAAGCCAAGCAACGCTATAGTTGGCAGCGTAATGCCGACAAGGGTCTTGCCATCAAAGTCGATAGCAAGACAAACACGGCCTTGGAAATCGACGGGAACTCGTTCCCGGAAAAGATCCAAGCAGAAATCTTCGTTTATGGAATTTCGAAGATCATTGACGACCGGCTGAGTCAGGTCAGCAGCGACCTGAAAATGGATCAGGCTAAGGAACTGGTTAAGCAGTTTCTAGCCGGTGACTGGAAGGCCGAGCGAGTAGCTGGTGCCCGGTTCCTGCCCACAGTTATCGAAGCCATAGCCCAGATTAAGGGCTGTTCGGTAGCCGCAGCGCAAGCAGCGTATCGTGGACTCGACGATGAGCAGCGAATTGTGCTCAAGGGCAACTTAGCCGAGACGATTTCGGCTATTGAGGAAGCCCGGTCGAAGGCGGCTGAGGTTGGTCTGGACGACCTACTCAGCTAGAAGGAGATTAAGGCCCAAGGACGGGCCTTTTTCCTTGTGCGTTTCTTAGATGAAGGCAATGTTTGACGCGACATATCTTGCTTAATAGACCATATTACCCCTGATTTCCCCTTATTTCAGAGAATATCGACCCCACCCCCCTATTCATAGTAGGGATGTCCTTTTTTTTTTTTCTTTTTTTTAATATAGTCCCTATGTCGGTATGGGGGTCCAAGCAAATCCCAAGGCATTAAGGGGAAATAAGGGAATGTAAGGACAAACAGCTTGACTACTCCGGGCGTACGTGGTATCGTGTAGGAAGGCGTGGACAAGGAAGCAAAGACATGGAACAGCCTAGACTAAGACAATATAGTATCGATGATCACACGATTACTATCGAAAAGGAAGAGTTTGATGAACTCATCGCAATCAAAGAGGTTGCATTGAAGTTCTCCAATGCCTTCTGGACCGCTCAACTTCTCGTCTCCACGCAAGAGGAATTCAGGGAGTTGTTAAATGCCTCGCAGTAAAGACCCAAGGAACTACGGACCATTCTATGATAAGCTCGCAGAGCTAATGGACAGAGGTCAGCATGAGATACAGCTAACCATGTCAGGCAAGCTGGCGATCTATCATCGAAACAACTTCTATGCGTACATCAATGCGTGGAAGTGTCATGGAAAGAGCATACCTGGCAACAAGGCATTGACACCCGAGAGTAAGATCAAGATGCTTGAGTATGCTTCTCGACGTGAGGATGTAATGCGAAGGTATTTAGTTGTGATAGATCCCGAACCCAACCCGGAGCTGGAAACCGTGCAACTAAGGTTTATCTTGCGCGGCATGGACGAGAGACAGCGCGAAGGCATTGAACAACTGGACATCATGATAGCCAAGGCAGAGGAGCGCGGGGATTTGTCGAGAGATGAGATCCTTCGGCGATTACAGGGACAACCTATGCAGGCAGTCGATACAGCCAAGATGAGAGACGCGGATAGCCCCGTGGCGCACTTCTTTGGTGGAGTCAAGACCGCAGTCGATCCAGACATGACAGAGGAAATGGCTGACGAGATACTCAAGGGTGTCCCTATTGATAGGACAGATTTAACTGACCTAATTACTCCGAGTATTCAGGTCGATGAGCCGACTCCAGACTACATGGAAGAGGCACTTAAATCGTCCAAGAAGCTACGAGCGCAGGAGAAGAAACAATCTAAAAAAAGTGCTTGACCTGTCCGCTACTTAGGCGTAAATTGAGAATACGGGCGGCAATGCCCGGATAAAGTAACTTAACTGGAGAACCGCATGACAAGAAACAATCCGTATGCCCTGTCCGTAGACCTCAACGCTGAAGCAATGTCCGTCGACGTGACAGTGAGGGAACGTGAAACCGAAGAAGTTATCGACACAGCGTCCTTCAAGGCAGGTGATATCCACGATGATCTGAAGCAACTGACGGCGCTGTATGGCCTAAGCAAGTTGCTGCAAGATCGGTCCAGCGATGTCAAGACTGGACCCGAGAAGCTCTCAGCTATGAAAGGAGTTGCTGAGCAACTGGCCAGCGGTCAGTGGCAGAAAGAGCGCAAGGTTGGCGCACCGACTGTCTCCGCCGAGGTCGAAGCTCTTGCTCAGTTCAAGGGTATCAGCATTCCACAGGCTCAAGCTGCGCTGCGTCGTTACGACAAGGCAGCCAGAGACCAGATCCTTGGCCATTCCTCGATCGTTGAGTTGGCCAAGACAATCCGCGAAGCTCGTGAAGGCGAGGAAGTGGCGGATCTGTCCGATTTGGCTGGCGCAGCAACAGAGACAGTCGAAGAGACTGCCGCACCAGCGGCATAACTGAAGCAGCAGAGGAGGGACTTCACGAAACAGAGTTTCCTTAAAGAAACCTCGACTTAAAAAAAGTCTAATCAACAGGAAGTTAGGAAGAGAGGGGAGAAGTCAATAGTGGCTTCTCCCCAATCTCAGCCACAGAGAGGCCGGTTCACGTGAGAAAGCTACTGACAATATCAATACTTGTGCTCATAGCAAGCTGCGATCACCAGCATTGGTACAGTTGTACATTCGATCATATGCCTGGACTGTACGAAGTGTCAAACCACGATCTAGAAAAGACAGGTGAGATTGTCTTTACTCAGAAAGGTGGTCGTCGATATGCCTTAAAACGTGAGTATCTTATAGCGTGTGTCGCACTCGGACAGCTTGACTCCGGCCCCGAAAAGGAGTAAAATAGAGGTTTAGGAAGGTTGAGTACAAGACGTTACAACTAGGAGACAACCATGATTAAGATTTTAATGCGTTATAAAAAGTCCACTAAGAACACATATGTGTTCGAGGAAATCGACGATTCGGGCGACATCCCCATTGATATGCTCGTGAAGATCCCGACTCTTTACATTCGCAAGCATTGCTTTGACGGGAAAGAACCAATGCAGATTAGCGTGGAGGTCACCAAAGCGTGAAGCCGCAAATCTTCACAAGACAAGGTCTGACCATCACGGATCTGCGTAGCAACCAGTCCATTCAATTCAAGTCCGTCAACAAGGCCAAAGCCGAGAGCCACAAGCTTCAGATGAAGCATGACAGGGCGCTTGGCCTCGGCTGCTTAAGGATACAGTCGTGAACGTGTTTCACATCGGAGATCCCGTCCTAGTCGTGGGCGGGATCAGTCCTAACCACCGTAGGCTCGTTGGTCATGCGACCACTGTGACCAGCGAGCTAATAGAAGCGAAGCACGTGCGGACAGGCAAGTGGTGGAATGTTCACATGGTGGAGGAAAGTCAACGAATCTTCGCCGGTGCCAGGCTCTGCTATCGCCCACAAGACCTAATGCCCCTCGGCGGGTCAAAGGAGCTACAGAAAGAGGAGACGGTAAGAACTCTCGAAGTGGCCTTGGCTCAGTATGGCTTTAACAAAGCGCTGCAGGAGGCACTCATAGAGCGATGAAAACCACGATAACCTTAACGCAGCCAGCAAAAGCTGAAGTGGATCTGCTCCCGGACTATATACGCCGGGACAGATTCCTCCAGCATTTCCATTTGCTGCCACCAGAGACACGGACAACCATAGTCGTGCGCCATCCCTTCACAATGCGACCTAGCACTATCAAGCGTTCTGACGAGATTGAAGAATTATGCCGTGACTATACACAACTCATGAAGGAATTTGTCTAATGCAAGACACTCAAGTCATAGAGGCAAGTCTAGACCGACCCGAAGCCGTGGCCCTCCGATCATTCATCGGCAAGGTCACACTCGGTGACATACCTGACGTAGAAACCGCGTCAGCCCTGCGTAAACTATTCATCGCTCTGGAGGATGCAATCAATGAAACAGATAAAGGTTGACCTCAGCGATCTACTGTCTGGCGACGCCAAGCCGAGCAACGTCATCTCGTTTGATGATCTGCTCCGAGCGCCACGCCGAAGCCGAGTAGCCCGAGAAGTCGTGCTATTCTGGACCGATTGGACTTGCAACTGCGGTCGGCGCTACGAGCAACCAACTTACGGAGACACCCTCACGCGCTACGACCAATACTACTATGAGAAGGTAGTTGCTAGCGTTTATCAGAAGTATTTACCAGTCAATCATGCAGACCTACCAAGACGTATCGAAGCAAATCACATTTGCATTTCACACTGTCCGAGCTGCCTAGCAGAGACACAACTCGCCCAAGACCATCAAGGGGATTTATTCAATGAAAGTGCTTAGAATCACATCCGACGATATCGAAGGCCTACTCAAAGAAATCGGAGAGGCCATGGAACCTCAACGCTGCTCGAAAGAGGAAGCCGAAGATCGTCAGTACCGAAGCTCTCGGCTTGCCTACAGTGTCACCAGAGCTGCGCTCGACGCAGAAGGAGACCCTCACGCCGGAGCACTCCTGCACTGTAGTATCGACCGAATAGACTCCAGAGGAATCAATGGAATGACCGCCGCACTTCTTTGTGAGGCCGCTTGCTCTTACCTGGACATAGAGCAGGAGGCAGACAAAGAAGCCTTCAAGACTAAATTCATTGCCTGCTTGGACATAGCCGTCCAAGCATTAGGTGAAGTCATAGAGGAACACAATGACGCCAGCACAGAACAGAGCACTCAGGTCAGTTCTGATCAACCACCTGCGACATCTTGACCGTTTCATAATGTACCTTGAGACGGCTCCAGGTGTTCGCCTGAAGAATACCATATTCGAAGGTATTCGCTTGGAGACGTCCTACCAGCGCGCCACGCTACGCGCAGCAATTCAGCAATTGGAGGACCAACATGACAGGCCGAATGATAAGGCTACACCCAAGGGACACGGGCTTAGCATTCCTGAACCAGCTCGGAGCCGCCCAAACCGAACCCAGTAAGGTTAGGCGACGGACTGAGTTTAAGCGAATGATCCGTTCGCTCCAATCTCTGCGCCTGCTTCCCACAGACGTTCTCTGGGAATACCTCACTCTGGGAGTAGACAAAAATGGGGACGGAATCGTCATCGTCACGGGGAAAAATAGAAAGCCCTGTGCAACTGCTAAAAAGGCTTGAACAACACGACTGGAGATACTCCAGAAGTGACGACATACGGGAATGGAAAGCCGGTAAACAAGATTGGGAACAGATAAAGCAAGGAATGGAGTCTGTTTCAAATGGAGTGGCTATCTTTGGTCACTATACCGCTGCATGGAATCTAGCTAACTATGGACATGAATAGGAGACAATAATGCACGTAAAAATGATAGCACAGCCCTCCACAGAGACGGAGATTTACGGCTTGGACTACGGTCAACCATTCTCATTTGATGGACACACTTACATTAAATCACAATTTAAGTGCAAGGACATCACTCAAGCTAAACCTCGAAGACACAGCTTCTGCACAAACCTCAAGACTGGCGGTGTTCGTTTTCTTGAACATGGCACTTTAGTCACAACGCTTCGTGGAGAAGTGAACACATGGAAGATAGCTAATGGACATGGATAAACTAATCCCTGAGTCTATGAAAGAAGGCTCAGAAGAAAAACTTCCAGGGACTGACTGGAGCCCAATGCAACGGGCTATCTTTGATGCTGTGCAGCATGAAACAAAGAACATCTCCATTGAAGCAGTAGCTGGAAGCGGTAAGACCACAACTATACTATACGCGATGAACCTTGTCCGTGGTAGTGTGCTATTCTTAGCATTTAATCGTGCAATCGCACAAGAGCTACGCGAAAAGACTCCAATGGGCACTGACTGTAAGACCTTCAATGCTCTTGGCCATGCGCTGCTCAAGCGCAAAATGCCTGCGAGTCAGCTCGACAAGTGGAAGTTGTCAAAGCTCCTCAAGCCCCGCATGTCCTCAACTGAGTACCGTGAGTTTGGCTTCGAACTTATCAAAATTATCGGCTCGATGAAGGGAGCTGGAATGCTTGAGCCGCCGATGCCAAAGGACTTCCAGAACTATGTCGAGCACTCTGAAGTGCCGATGGATCGTATCGACTACGCTTCTATGATACTCGAAGAGCTTTGGCTTGCTTCGCTCGACGTTGAGAATGTCTTCACATTCGACGATCAACTGTACATGCCTGTGTACTGGGACATGACCTTCCCGAACTACGACACAGTGTTCGTTGATGAGGCTCAGGATCTAAACCCAATCCAACACATGATGTTGTCGAAACTAGCCGAACGCGGCGCAAGGATAATTGCCGTCGGCGACAGTCGCCAAGCGATCTATGGATTTCGCGGTGCACTTACCAACAGTATGGAAGAACTCAACTCGATGTTTGAATGTGTTGAGTATCCACTCAGCGTATGCTATCGCTGTGCAAAAGGTATCGTGAAACTTGCCCAAGCTATAGTCCCGCAAATCGAGTGGTCGTCGACGGCATCTGATGGAAGCATCGTTGAACTAGACGACGGCATCCATCCCAAGGACATACCAGACGACAGTATCGTCATGTGTCGGACAAACGCTCCGATGTTCCGCTATGCTGTGCAGTTCCTCAAGTATAAGATACCCTGCCTCGTAGTATCCAATTTTGGGGAGCAACTGATTAAGTTTGTCAACTCGTTCGAGGTGACTACAACAGAGGACCTAGCTAATGAAATCGAGAAGTGGAGAAAGAAGGAAATTGCGGAAGCCGAAAGTCGAGAGCTATTCCACAAGATCAATCGCATTAACGATAAGGCGCGTTCCCTCTTACCCTTCTGTGACGAATATCGCATTAAGGCTCAGGTCGTCCAAGCACTCGAACGGCTTCTTCGATCAGACACCGGGCCACGTCTATGCACTATTCATAAGGCGAAGGGGATGGAAGCTGAACATGCGTTTCTTCTTCGGCCGGACCTCGTGCCTGGCCCCTGGATAGACCCGGAGTCGAAAGAATACAGTCAGGAAGAAAACTTGCGATACGTCGCAATCACCCGCGCAAAGAACAATCTTGTGTTTATGATGGAGTATGAAGATGAAGAGTAGTGACAACAACTTGGATCAAGACCGCTTCTATGAGATCACAGAAGTTGAAGAAGGCGATGTCTGGTACGAAAAGCCTGGGAGTAGATATTGCATCGTTGGGGCTATCGTCCAACCAAATAATGACTTTGGGCGTTTCAAGATAATCAAACCCTCAACGACCGGCTATCTCATGCCACGCGCCAGCGATGAAACTGGTCTCTATCTTGGAAAAGCTCTACCCCTCCGTCCTCTCAACAAGAAAGACCAAGAAAAGCTCCAGCGCAAACGAGACCAGTTCTGTGCCTGAGCTAGCCACACAGATGTATCTGGGCGACGGCCTTTACGCTAAGTTCGACGGCTATCACGTTTGGTTACTGGCCAATGGCGACGGAGTGCACACTCCCGCGAGTGATACCCTCGCCTTAGATCCCGGCGTACTCACCTCCTTCCAAGACTGGATAAAGGAAGGCTACCGCGACTACAATTCAGGAAAAACCTTCAAGGAGGTTTGGGAAGATGCCACGCCCTCGTCTGGTTGACAGACCAATAGACAAGAAGCTGTCGCTTCGGACATCTATCGTAAAGGAAATAGACTCTCAGCTGGCTGACCCCCTAACAGGCAAGCCTCGATACGGAGCTTGGACTGAGCTGGTTGAGAGTCTTCTTCACAAGTGGGCCTGTGGCGAAGTACCAGAGGTCCACCACCAACCCAAGATAGTTGACTTGGACGATTTGATGTGAAGAGCAAAGCCGCAGACTTCTGGGTTCCCAGACCTGTCATTCGTAAGCGCAATGAACCTGAGTTGGTTGCTGCGTACAGACGAGAGAGATGGAGGAAAAGATATGAGGAAAACTATGCCAGTCTACATTGGTGCGAGTGGGACAATACCAGACCAGACGGAGAGGAAATCTTCTATGGGCCTTCGATCGACACAATAATGGACAGGGCTCGACGCACCCGAGCCACACGCGGTGACGAGTTCGATCCGGAGTTCCGTCTAGGACGTCGCCACAGAGGCTACACCCCACTGGACTTCAACGAATGAGCAAGAGAACTCGCAACGTCCGTGGCAGACGAGAGAAACAAAAGCATAACCCACAATACGCTAAAGAACGTGGCAGGATCATAGCAAGGAAGATGCTAAAGAGACAGAAGAAGGCTGAGCTTGCCAAACACAAATTTATCCCTAGTCCTCCTGCTGAGAAACCACAGGAGCCAACTAAAACTGAAGACCCACTGAAAGGATTCTTCTAATGAACCCATACCAACTGAAAGAATACATCAAAGCCATAGACGACGAGCAGACTGTCGATCTGTCTGTAGTAACTCGGCACTTTACTAACCTCGTAGAGATCGCTCGTCTCGCTGACATTATCAATGCCGAGTTCATGAGTGACCCAATGTCTGTTCAATGCTTCGACCTGCGGATCGTTGCACAACTGAAAGAGGCGTTGATTCTTTTGGAGGCAGACTAATGGACGAACTATTCATAGTCCGAGACAGAAAGACAGGTAAATTCATTCCACCTGTCCGAGCAGGACATTCCACGACAGGCCGAGACCTAAGTGATACTCCACGAACATTCGCCAATATAAGTGCAGCGGAATCCGCAGCTCGTTGGTGGGCAGCCGGTCGTGCCGGTTTGGCACGTGATTGGGAGAGCGGAGATCCAATTGGAGTCAACTCCATTGAGGTCGAAGACCGTGACCTCTCAACCCTTCGCGTCCATAGACTTATCACTTCAAGAGGACTTGGTGTGCGGGTACGACCTATTGGGGCGGGCAAGACATGAAAGCAATGACAACCATAGCAGTAATTGCTCTAGTGATAGGGCTGACCTCAGGTGACAATGCAATGGTGGCGACAGCCATCTCAGGATTGGTCGTGCTTCTAGCAGTTTGGACTAGAACATGAAGTACCTTCTCCTGCTGCCGTTCCTCCTGGGCTGTGCCCATCAAGACGAATGGACCAGCCAAGACACCAAATTCCAAATAGCCGTCACCATAGCTATGACAGCCGACGGCTATACCACGTCCAAGATTCTCGAAACTCCAGGCGTATACGAGAAGGGAGTGATTGCCAAGCAGTTCCTTGGCCCCCAGCCCTCAACGTCAGACGTATGGATGTACATGGGGACTCTGATGATAAGCTCATACTTCATCAGTCGAGCACTACCCAGCGAGTGGCGTCCGTACTTGCAGGTCACTCAAACTGCCGCCCACGGCATTACTGCAATCAATAACTGCCAACTAGACTTAGGATGTTGACATGAAACTAACGAAAATGGAGTATCTCAAGAAAGAACTGCGTACCCGGATCGGGAAGTCCATAAGCTTCATTGATGTTCTCGAACGAATATACAACAAGACACGCGGGCAGCACAACACGGCGGCCCTAGTCAAAGCTGCGAAAGCAACCAAGGGTCTGATCGTCTGCCACACGGCGAAGTGGGCAGAGCAACTCAAGGAAATTGAAGGTGTAGAAGCAACAGTCTACACCGACCCAAGGATCATGGTCTTTAACGGACCAATCATGATCGACATGCCATGCATGTACGAATTTGTAAAGGCTCACGCCCGCCTGGAAAAGGGCGCAACAGAACTATTAGACTTCATGGATCTAAAGAAGGTGGACTAAAATGAAATCATTTCTCATGTACTGTTTGGCAGCACTCTTGGGTGCCGTATTCTACAGTGGGCTGACCGAAGCACATCCACCCTGTGACGCCAACCCGCCACAGTGTCGCTATGTCCAGGTCGTTAACCCGATTACTGGTCAACTGGAGCAGCAATACGTTTGCCACTGATTACTTGACCTCTCCGTAAAACTCCTGTATGCTGACAGCAACAAAAGGATACCTGACCATGCCGACAGCCGATCAACTAAACGATCTGCGCCGTAAAATCCTTGCAGATGAAGACGTCTCTCAAGACGAACTGCGCAGCGCAATCGAAACCCTCACTGGCGAGCGCATCGCCGCCCACGCAGCAGCAAACAAAAAAGCTACCAAGACCCCATCAGTCAAGGTGGACTTGGACGATCTGCTGGGATGAGATACGACAAGTACCCGATTGAATATCGGCAAATGTTTCAGAAGGCCGCAAAGGTTCCGGTTCTTATGATGTTCTCCTCGCATGGGAAGGCCGTTGCCTTCAGAGTAGAACTCTATAAATATCGCTACGCAGTACGAGATGCCTTGCCCAAAACCAAAGCTCTGTACGACACGGTCATGTCGATAAAAATGTCAATCAAAGACACGGTCCTTAAGTTACAGAGTAAGAAGGCCGAGTTCGTGGAGAAGCTCAGTGAGCATTAAATTTGTATGGTATGACCTCTGGATCGGAGTGTTTTGGGATTACAAGAAAAGAATCCTTTACGTCTGTCCGTTACCTACGCTGCTAATTACAATTCCATTTAGGAGCCGAAATGAGCAGCTCTGAACCAACCTTCGGAACCATTCCAGCACTTGAGCCTGAGTTCCCACCTGTACTATCTTCTTCAATCCGCGAGGCATATAGTCTATGCCCCCGCAAGTTCCAATGGGAGCAGATCAATGGATACATCCCCAAAGAAGAAAACGAGCACCTCAAGTTTGGGAGTGCATATGCCGCCGGACTTGAGACATATCGACGCTCTTACTACGGATCAAAGTATCGAGAGATGTCTCCTTCTGACAGATTATCTCACTCTCTTGCTGACGGAGTATATGCCGCGATCGTCAACTACGGAGACTACGAACCTCCTGAAGGGTCTGCTAAGAACTATGAGCGACTTATTGGAGCACTGGTCGAATACACTCTTCAGTACCCCCCTGAAACAGATAGCTGCAAACCATCCATGTTTCAGGGTGAACCCAGAGTCGAGTTCTCCTTCACAATTGAGATCCCGCAAGTACCTCACCCGGTTACCGGCAACCCACTGTTATTCAGCGGAAGATGTGACATGCTTTCTGAATACAACAAGGGACTCTTTATCTTTGATGATAAGACAACAGGCTCCCTCGGACCGAGCTGGGCTAATCAGTGGAGACTCCGATCCCAGTTTACCGCATACACTGTTGGCGCTCAAGAGCATGGTTTCGCGGTTGTCGGTGCTATCATCAGAGGAATTGCGATCCTCAAGACAAAGTACAACCTCGCAGAAGTCATAGTCCACAGGCCCCCACACATCGTGGCGGCATGGAAGGAGAGGTTGATCCACGACGCGGAGCGCATGGTAGAGATGTGGCACAGCGGATACTGGCCTCAGTATGGAATGGAGAATGGGGGCTGTGGTCAGTACGGCGGCTGCTCCTATCAGGTGCTCTGCGAGAGCATCCAGCCAACAGGTTATCTGCCTGTGTATTTCCAACACGCTCGCTGGGACCCAATCATTCGGGAGATAAGATGATGCAAGACAGCAAAGTAATGGCGAAGATCGCTGATGACCACCCAATGAAGGTCGCCTTCGACTCTTACAAGGAAACTGACGATTACGCGAATGCCCGCAAATGGGCGCTGCAAGAAGAGCACGTCGATGGTTCTCTGTGGGCTACTTTCTGCGCTGGTTGGAATCACAACGAAACCAGCATTTTAGACCACAAGCCAACGATCCATGAGCTTGAAGACATCTTGGACAGTGAGCCCGGACGTACCCGTATAAACGCAGATGGCAGTGTTACCGTGGTCAAAGATGACTGACAAAGTAGTAAGCATCGGCAAGAAGGAAGGTGGCAAGCTCTGGGCCTGTCTTATTTGCCACGAACATTGGCACGGAGTAGAGCCTCGCTGCCCCAAATGCACATCATATTCAGTCATCGAGGACCAGCTCTATCTTGTGCCTGACAAGCATCAGGTATATACCTGCACCTGCAACGACAACCAGTTCTTCAAGATAGCTAAAGACCCGAAGCATGGAGTCTATTTCAAGTGCGTTCTGTGTGGAAAGAAACACTACCTGGATGACGTAGCCAAATGAAACGCATCTACAGCTTCCAAGGGTCAGCAAGGATCACCCTGAAAGGAACAGCTACGGTTATCTCACTGGATGGAGCGCCCTTGGCGACGTTGGATCTGTCGGGCTTACCAACCTTTGAAGCAGACTTTGAACATAGCAAGTCACTAGACGCCGAGAGCGGGGAAGAGGTAACCCTTAGCTTCCACGTTCCAGTGACAATCGTGGCGGACAGACTAAATTGAAGAAACTACTCATACTCCCACTATTGCTTATGGCCTGTGCAGCAAATGAACACGCCCCTGACGAAGCCTATGACAAGTTCATAGAACTACGGGACGCTTGTGCACAACGCGGCGGCACCTTTGTTGTAACCCGTCGGCAGTACAGCGGAGCTAAAAAGGGATACACTTTGATGGACCTGCGAGGTGCCCGCTGCAAGTGATTGCCTACTTCTCACAAGAAATGTTCCTCGGCTCGCACGACGCCAGCGATCATCCAACGCTCCCAAGCTATCATCTTTTCTGTCCTAGTTGTGGTGAGGTTTGGGGAAGGATAATCTGCGAGCCGGGGGACTACCACAGGATAGAAGAAGGATGGTGTAAAGACTGTGCGCGCAGCACCGAATATGGTATCTATGATGGAGTTATAGATGTGTATTACTTCCCGGAGTATATCGACCTGGCCCCGAAAGAAGTGCTCATCCATAACTTTATGCAACTGTACGACAACAGACTTCGACTGGACGCCGCCGGAGTCAAAGTAGACAGGGGCGTCCGTTACCGACCTGATTACTCAGAGTTATTAGCCCGTTTGGAGACATCAACATGAGAGATACAATCGCACGCATAGCCGACATAGTCGCAGACCTTAATGGCACGATGAACCAAATCTCAGACAACGAGGAACTCGAGTTCTCTGTGGACAAACGTCTGCAAGTCCTTGAGACTGCAACGGACGATCTCAGCACGGAAGTCAACAACGTAGTGGAGTTCGCGTCTGAGACAGCAGAGGGATGACAATTCCAGCAGGCACCATCCCCGGTGTTAACATTCTACTAATGGGTGCGCCAGGCACTGGCAAGACGCACTGCATTCGTACCCTAGTAGATGCTGGGTTAGAAGTCTTTATCGTTTTCACCGAGCCAGGTATGGAGATCTTGGGAGATACTGACCCGGATCAAGTCCACTGGCACTACGTTGCTCCAGCCCAACCGGAGTGGGATGTAATGATAAAGAACGCAAAGTTGGTCAACCAGTTCGATAATGCCACATTGCAGAAGATGCCCGGCATGAACAAGGCGGCCTACTCCCAGTTTATTGACGTATTAAATGTCTGTAACAACTTCCATTGTCAAAGAGTCGATAAGGATTATGGTCCCGTCGATTCCTTCGGCACGGACAAGGCTTTTGTCTTCGACAGTTTGAGCGGTTTGAACATTATGCTTCTCGATCTTGTCGTCGGTGGCAAGCCAATACGGACACTCCCGGATTGGGGCATAGCTATGGACAATGAAGAAAGGTTCATCAACAAGCTATGTCTCGGTACTCAATGTCACTTTGTTTTGTCGGCTCACGTTGACCGACAAGTAGATGAAGTGCTCGGCGGTATCAAACTAATGGTAAGTGCCCTCGGCAAAAAGCTAGGCCCAGCCGTTCCCCGTTTCTTCTCGGACGTTATACACACAGTTCGAGAGGGAGCGAATTTCAGTTGGTCAACGGCTTCAGCCGGAGCAGATACCAAAGCGCGGAACCTTCCTTGGAAAGACAATCAACAGCCAAGCTTTGTTCCCATCCTAGACCAATGGAGAAAGACACAATGAACGTACCTGAAGCACAAGTACCAGCACCACTGACCTTTGACCCTGCATCGTTCCTCATGCAAGAAACCAGCGAGCAGATGGACACGCAGTTCATCTTGATTCCGGCAGGTGAATACCCTGCCCTAATCACCAAAGTGGAAGCTCGCCAGCAACAGAACCCCAACGATCCAGCGCAACTCTGGACGATACTCGATGTGACGTATGGCATTGATGATCAAGCTGTACGGGAGGAGACTGGCTTACCGAAACCAACGATTCGTCAGTCGATTTTCCTCGATCTCAACGAGGGGGGTACACTCGAGACAGGCAAAGGCAAGAACGTCAACCTGGGCCGCCTCCGTGAGGCAACAGGATTGAACCAGCCAGGACAGGCGTTCTCGTTCGGAGCCCTTCTCGGGCAAGCCTGCATAGTTGCCGTCAAGCATACGCCGGACAAGAAAGACCCGGAGATCGTGTATGCTAATGTCAACAAGGTAGCAGCCCTGGCATAAATGGACCTAGCGAGCTACAGAGTATGGCTTCGGCCGGACAACCTGGCATGGTATCCGGTGCGGAAGGCTGCAACTAGCTCGTTCCAAGATGCTTGGGGAGGCACGCCGGTCGATATGAGATTGATACCGTCGGGTATCCAAAAACTGACAGTGGTACGATCTCCGTTCGACCGGCTGGCCTCACTTTGGGCACGAGATGCTGACTATCCACCATTGCGTGAGTTCGGCTGCTACAGAGGAATCCCGTGGGATGACTTCCTCGACTGCGTATGTGCCACTAGAGAACCCTACTGTGATCACCACGTTTGGGGAGCCGATCACGTAGTACCAAGGGATTGTGAAGTGTTTTACTTTGAGGACTTAGAGCATGAAATCATTCGGCTGAACTATATGTTCGGGCTGAGTCTCAAATTAAAACTCATTGGAAAGACCAAGCAGAAGATGCCTGAATATACAACAGAGCAGGCGGCCAAGGTCGCTCGCCGTTACCGGAAGGACTTAAAAAGATTCTATGAAGACGATTCAGATCCAAAACGTTGTCGTGTCCAAGGGAAGGCAAAGGCGAGACTTCGACAAGAAGACGTTATCGGAATTGGGAAGCTCTATCAGTTCAGAAATTGGCCTGCTCCAACCGATAGTCCTTCGGAATGACGAAGTCACACTTGTAGCCGGAGAGCGAAGACTCCGGGCTGTCGCAGACATAAAAGGAGATTACCAACATGACGGAGAAACTGTTGCTAGTGGGACAATACCATTTGTCACAGTCGATGAACTCTCTGCTGAGCAACTCCACGAGGCTGAACTTGCTGAGAACGCAATACGAGTCAATCTATCTTGGCAAGAAAGAGCAAGAGCGATTGCCGCGTTGCATACGTTCCGTGTGGGCCAGCGAGGACAGTACGATAGAAGTACTGGTGAGGGACAAACGATCAAAGCCACCGCCACAGAAATTCTTGGTCACGAGGCCCTTGGTACTCCGGCTCAGGAAGTGGCTGATGCTATTCTTCTTACGGAATTCCTCGATGATCCCTTGGTGGCAGCGGCTCCTGATATTAAGACCGCCAAGAAAGCAATCCGGGAGGACTTGGCCAATCGGGA